AAATGTTCACATCACTTCGCTGAAGCAAAACGGATTGATGTTGGTTGACATCAAAGACGGTGAAGGAATGACACCTTTTAATAAATTCAAAGGACTTCAAAAGATTTCGAACAATAATACTTAATAAAGGGGAACTTATATTTTTATGGCAAACAAACACCGCAACATTGACAAAGATGAATTGCTTACAATGGCTTATCGTTATTGCGATTACTGCATTGCATCAACGAAGGAAATTGCGACGAATTCAGGTGTGAAGCAAGTAAAGGAACGCCACATTCCGACCGTGTCTTATTTCCTTTTGCACTGGCTTCGACGTGAACACTTTGATTTCTACACGCGTGGCAATTGGTACGTTGCACTGAAGGACGAAGGTCATCCATTGTTTGACACTATAAAAAGCATCGACGACATTTTCAATTCGCTGGCGCGTGACATCGTGGCGAATGAAGGCAAAGGAATTTTCTACGCAAAGAACAAACTGGGAATGCACGACCGACAACAAGTCGAAACGCGCACCGTGGACAAGTTCGATTTTGATGTCAACGATTAAAGGTTACCGACCGCACAAACACCAACTTGAAATCCACAACGCCATCAACCACGGCGGTGAAAAGTATTTCGCTTTGAACATCGGACGACAATTCGGGAAAACAATGCTTGGAATCAACCAACTTTTGTATTGGGCAATTAATCACAAAGGTTCAAAGATTGCGTGGGTGACACCAGTTTACAAACAAGGGAAGAAGGTGTTCGCTGAACTTGAACGCGCCGTGGCGAAGTCGGGGTTGTTTGAATTCAACAAATCGGATTTGCGAATCACCGGGTTCGGTTCGTCGATTGAATTCTTTTCAGGTGAACGACCTGACAACATTCGGGGTAACACGTTCGACTTCATGGTCATTGATGAATTCGCGTTCACACGTCCAGAACTTTGGGACGAAGTATTGTCGGCGACGGTATTGGTCAAAGGAAAGAAGGTCATCTTTATTTCAACGCCGAAGGGAAAGAATCATTTCCACCGCGTTTGTCTTCAACACAATTACGATGAACGATTTCGTTACTTTCATTTCACCAGCTTCGACAATCCGATGATTGATCCGAAAGAACTTGAAGAACGACGGCGTTCGTTACCCGACCACGTGTTTCGTCAAGAATACCTTGCGGAATTCCTTGACAACGCTGGTGGCTTATTCAAAGGGGTGTCGGCTTGCATCGGTCAAGGTGAACGCACGAATCGAATGTATGGTGGTCTTGACATCGGACGCGCTGACGATTACACGGTGTTGACAATCCTGAACGAACACGGTCACATGGTACACGTTGAACGCTGGCGTCACGACGATTGGTCACGAATCATTGACAAGGTTGCCGGGTTGATTCGGCAATTCAACGCAATCACTACGGTCGAAGTGAACAACCAAGGTGACGTATTCTTTGAAATGCTTCACAACACGTTGCGCAACAAGGTCGTTCCATTCGTCACGACATCGAAGTCAAAACCGATTTTGATTGAAGACCTTGCGTTGTCGTTCGAACAACGTGCGATTCGTGTCAACGATGTGAAATGGTTGATTGACGAAATCGAATCGTTTACCTATATTTACAACGTCAACACACGGTCGGTTCAATATAGCGCGCCGACTGGATTGCACGACGACGGTGTCATGTCATTGGCGCTTGCTTGGAATTCATTGAAGAACAACAAATCAAAAGGAAAATATAACACGATACGTATATGAAAGTTAAATTGCCCGCAACGCTTCACGAATGCAAACCTGACCAGCTTGTCAAATGGTTGATGTTAGCTGAAGTCATCAAAGAAAAACAAGACGACGATTTGTTTCAACTGCTCGATTTTCAATGTCAACTTATTTCCGTCTTTTCAGGACTGAAGGTGTCGAAGGTCAAATCGATGAATGTCGCGGACGTTCAAAGATTGTCAAACCATTGCACGCGAATGTTGTCGTCTTATCAATACGCCGAACCGCTTGGTGAAGTGATGGTCAACGGTCAACGTTACGTGTTCGAAAAGGATTTCCGTTTGATTACGACGGGACAAATCATTGACTTGAAATTGATTGACGACATTGCGTCCGATCCGGTTCAGGCGCTTGCGATTTGTTATGTTGAAGAAGGGATGGAGTATTGTCAAGAAGACGACCGTGGTCGTGTGTTGAATCCGAACGACAAACGTTACCAAGCGTTCAAAGAAGAATTCGATGGTGTTGAATTCATGAATTTCTTCGGTTTTTTTTTGCGCGAATCCGAGAAGCGGAAGGACGCTATATTGGCGATTCAGTCGATTCGGACGTTGATGAACCAACGGAAAGTGATGGACAACTTAAAGATTCGGAATGGTTCACATGGACAAGAATCATCCACCGACTTGGACAAGAACTTGGAACAAGCATTGACGCGGTCACTAAACAACCGTATGTGAAAACGTTGTTTTGGATGAATTACATTAAATTGAAAGACGAACAAGAATACTTAATAACTAAACAATCCATAAAACATGGCTGACTTCGATTTTCTTGAAGAATTCGGGGTGTCGGCTGGTGAAGCGGAACAACCGCAAACCGTTTACGAAAAGTTCATTCTAAACGTCGGGAACAAAGTCACCGCCGACCTTCGCGAATACATCCAAAAGAATGCAATGAACACGGGCGCGCTTGCGCAATCGGTCGTGTACTTTCCTACGGGAACATTGTCGTTTGAAATTCAATCGGACTTTTATTACAAGTTCGTGGACGAAGGTGTAAACGGAATTGGTCGAAACGTCGGAAGCGATTATTCATTCAAGACGCCGTTCGTTTCTTACAACATGGCGAAGGCGATTCAGGAATGGAAAGGATTGGAAATGTCGCACGCGTTCGCGGTTGCTTCGAACATCAAGCAACGTGGACTTCGACCGAAGAAAATTACCGAATCGGTCATCACCGACGAAACGCTTGAAATGATTGCGCGCGATTTAGCCGAAGTCACTGGATTGACGTTTGAAATAAAATTTGAAAAGACAACTGACAAATGGCAATAACATTACATTCACAACCGCAATTCTTTCAACCAGCGTGCAATCCTTACATTTGGGTGTTTTCAAGCAACCAAACCGCACAACCGAACTTCAGCTTCATTGTTGAACTTTACGTTGACTTCGTGTTGGTGTCAACACATCAAGTTTTCAATGAATCAAACAATTACGCGAAGTTCGACGCAAGCGGTGACCTTCGGTGTTTGCTGACATCGGAAATGGTGACGACGGGCGCGTTGCTTACTTATTACGATCCAGCGTTGGCGTTTGTCAACATCAAGATTTACGAAAAGTTTGGAACACCACCAACGATTCAACCGGGGTTTGTGCAAGGTACGGTCAACCGCGCATGGAACGCGTCGCTTCGACATCCTGACTTCATCAATTATGACCACCTTGACTACATGGTGTCAAGAATCAATCCGAATTCAGGGAACATTCTTTTCTTGACGGATTTCCCAAGGGCGCGAAAGTATTTCGTCGGACTTTACGAATCGGCATTCTTGACATTCATCGCAAAGGGTTCGGCTACTTATCACGATATTATTTTCAATCTTTACGACATTACGAATACGCTTGTGGCAACCGACACAATCAACATTCCAATAATACCATTCAACATCGGTGTGATTGATTGCGCACCGCAAAACTTGATTTCAAACACGACATTGACGTTGATTGACTTTCAATCGTCCGCGTATTTCACCGTTCAGGTTCAGCCGGGAACTGAACCGTTTGGATTCTTTTCAGGATTGACCGAAGTATTTCGATTCGACATCGACACCGAATGTCATCGTTATGACACGCGCCGACTTCATTGGTTGAATAAACTTGGCGGGTGGGATTCGTTCACGTTCACGCTGGTGTCGGTGAACACATCGAAGGTTACGACATCGGACTACCAACGCGAACGCGGTGAATGGAACACAACGGGAACGGCGTGGCAATATACACTTTACCATGGTCAAGACATGGCGTTCAACAAGTTTTCAACGGACACGCTTGTTTTGAATTCCGATTGGATTCACGAATCCGTTCAAAATTGGTTGGTGCGTGATTTATATGAATCACCGAAAGTTTATATTGAAGTCACACCGGGCGCGTTCGAACCGGTCAAGGTCACGAATAGCGATTACACATTGAAACAACGACGCGTTGACGGATTGATTCGTGAAACGGTCAACATCGAAAGGACGTACAACTACAATTCACAATTGACGTAATGGCTGGCGAACTATACATCAACAACCGTGTCATTGAACTTGACCAAACGTTGCCATTTCCGTTGACGTTCAACATTAGCGACATTCGTGACGTGTCATCGCGCAAGGGCAACAAGTCGAAAACGATTAGTGTACCCGGCACGCAAATGAATTGCGCAATCTTTCGTTCGATATTCTTGTTGACGTACACCGACGAAGTGGTTGATCCGAATTCGGCTTTTCTTGACTTCGATCCAAGCGCGAAGGCAACCGCACGCTATTACAACAACGGGATTCTTGAATTCAACGGAATCGCACAACTTCAGGAATGCAAACTTGTCAACGGCAATTGGACATTCGAATTGACGCTTGTTTCGGAAACGATTGACTACATTGGTGAATTCAAGAAAATAAAAATCAATGAACTTGACTTCAGCGAATTCAATCATGCGTTGACGATGTTCAACCAAACCGAAACGTGGACGGGGTTCAATCAAATCAACGGCGTTTCGACATCAATCAAAACGGGAACGGATTGGGATGGTGTCGGATATTACTACGGGTTGATTGACTACGGTTACCCGAACCACACCGCACCGAACGAATTCGATTGCAATGAACTTGCGCCACAAGTATTTGTTTACGGAATCTTAAAAAAACTTTTCGACCGTGTCGGAATTACGTGGTCATCGAAATTTATTGAATCGCAACGTTTCAAAAAATGTATGGTTGCTTATTTCGGTGGCGATTTTCCAACAATCGGAACGTTGCAATCGGCAAATGATTCGGTCACGGCAACGGAAAACAACAACACTTCAGGATTCATTGTCAACGGTTCAACTTACATTCCGTCCGCTGGGGTTACTTGGTGGAACGATGTCAACGCAAACGATGTTATTGACGCAACCATTTTGACCGATCCGATTTCGCAAGTCGTGACAAGCACGCCGTTGTTGATTAGCGCGGGAACGACGGGACTTTACGAAGTACAATACAACGGAAAACATCAACTTGACATCACCTTCAGCGCAAGCGCCACGCATTACTTTCGAACGCGGTTGGTGTTCAACATAATTAAGAACGGGAATCTTATTGCTCAAGACATTATTTATTCGGACGTCTACGATATGGTCATCGGTAATTATTCAAATACATTCGTTTTCAATTACGCACGTTCGGTGAACATGGCAATCAACGACCAAATTCGTTTTGGAATCACGCTTGTGGTCGAAGGGGCGCAAAGTTACGGCGCTCCAAACTTGACACGAACCATTGAATTGACTTCGGTGTCGACGAACATCAACTTCATCAAATCACCGCAAGCGCTTGCGCCGGGTGGCACGGTTGTCGTCAATTCATTTTTACCGGACATGACTGGCGATGTGTTTTTCAAAGGACTAACAACCATGTTCAATTGGATGGTCAAACCGTCAACACTTGACGCGACCATTTTGGAAATCGAACCGTTGTCGGAATTTTACAATTCATCACAAAACGCGCTTGACTGGACGCAATTGGTTGACTATTCAAAGGAATTCAGCGTTCAACCGACAATCAACTTCGCGTCGAAATCTTACGACTTTGAATTCAAACAAGACGGTGATTACTATAATTTGCAATATCAAAACACGCAATTGAAAAACTATGGTGAATTTGATATTTTGTCGCAATCGCAATACGCCACCGAAACAACAAAGATGACTTTGCCGTTCAGTCAAAAACCATTGGTTGAAATATCAACGAATTTGATTGTGCCTTGCGCGTTTCAAGTGAACTTTGATTCAAACGCAAATGGTCAAGTCGTGCCAAAAAAAGGAACGGCGTTCATCGTTCAACTTGGAATTTTGCGGACTGCAAATTGGATTTATTACGACGAAATTGGAAATTCGAATCCGTTGACTTATTATCCATACGTTGGTCACTTGGACGACATCAACACACCAAGGTTCGATTTGAATTTCGGTGTTCCTGAAGTCCTATATTACCCGGCGACCGTTTACACGAACAACAACTTGTTGCAATATCACAACACCTTTATTCAAGAACTTGTTTCGAGGTACGGAAAGCTTTTGACTTGCTATGCAAAAATTGACACGTCAATAATCAACACGCTTGATTTCCGCAACTTAATCAACATCAATGGCGTCGTGTATCGTTTGCAAAAAATAAGCGACTACGATTCAACGAAAGACCGCACAACGCAAATTGAATTGTTGCGATTGATTCAAGGCGAAGGTGTTGCAAGCGACGAACTTGAAACCGAAGAAGAACTACCAAATGACATAATTACTGAAGACGAAGAAAATCAAATAATAATATAAAAATGGGAAAAATCAAATTAAGCGAATTAACGCCGAAGGGCGCACCATTGTCCGCAACTGACTTGTTGTTGATTTCCGAAGTCACGTCCGACGGTTATGCAAGCAAATCAATCACGGGTGCGGAAATTAGAACATCGAATCCTTATGGTTTGTTCGTGTCATTAGAAACGCAAACGACAGTCGTGAACACACCGACACCGATGCGAATTGCAAACGTGTTATTGAATCAAGATGTTAACATCGCGGAAAGTTCACAAATGGTTGTTGACCAAGACGGGATTTACAACGTTCAATTCAGCGCGCAAATTTATCGAACTTCAGGCGGTTCGACACAACACGTTGACATTTGGTTTCGTGTGAATGGTGTTGACGTTGACAATTCAAATACCAAGGTGACCGTTCAAAACGAATACTACCACAATCCTGCATGGAATCTTTTCGTGTCGTTGCGCGCTGGTGATTATGTCGAAATCATGTGGGCAACAACATCAAGTTCAATTGGATTGATTTATGAAAATGGAAATTCAATTCATCCCGCGATTCCTTCAGTAATTGCAACAATCAATCGAATTAACTAATTATGGCAAATAAAGAAGCGGTTTTCACGGTCAAAGTCAACACGGGCAATTCCGTTCAGGATTTACAAAACACCGACAAGGCGGTTCAACAACTTGGAAAAGATTTGCAACAAACACAAACCGTTGCAAAGGACACAAGTGCGACCGATAAATTTGCTCAAGAATTAGCCGAACTTGACGCACGTCTTGAAGCGGGCGGGTTGTCCATGCGTGAAATGACCAAATTGATGAAGGACTATCAAAACATCGCTTTGCAAGCGGGATCAACTTCACCGGTCGGTCAACAAGCGCTTCAAAATTCAGCGGAATTGAAAGACCGAATCGGCGATGTGAAAGCGCAAACAACCGCGTTGTCATCGGACACGGTGAAGCTTGACACGGCGTTGGCGGGGGTTGCGGTGGGTGCGGCTGCATTCCAAGGTGTTCAATCGGCGATGGCGTTGGCTGGTGTTGAAAACGAAAACTTGGTTCGTTCAATGCAAAAGCTTCAGGCGGTTCAGGGTGTTGTTAATTCAATTACGACAATCACCAACGCATTGAATAAAGAAGCCGTCCTTGGTATTCAACTTCGCGTGGCTTGGGAAAAATTAAAGAATTCAACATTCGTCCAAGGGACTGCTGCAACGACCGCACAAACTGCGGCAACGACCGCACAAACAACCGCGACCACCGCGTCAACCGCAGCAACGGCAACTTCGGTCACGGGAATGAAGGCGTTTCGTCTTGCATTGGCATCAACCGGAATTGGATTGATTGTGGTCGCTCTTGGTTTGTTGGTTGCGAACTTTGATTCCATTGCAAAGGTGATTCGAAATCCGATTGAATCTTTCAAAGAATTCGGAATCGTTGGGAAAATAATCATGTTGTCATTCACGCCGTTGATTGCATTGATTTCAGGAATCACCAAGGCGCTTCAATTCTTCGGTGTCATTGAAAGCGACGCCACAAGGGCGATGAAAGCAAACGCCGAAAAAAGAACGGAAATAGCGGTTAAAGAAGCGGACAAAAGAATCAATGCTTTGAAACGTGAACAAAAGCAAATGGATGACCAAGCGACGCACGAAATTAACTTGATGAAGGCATCAGGTAAAGAAACTTATCAAGCGGAACTTGCGAAACAAAAAGCGCACCTTGCGACTGGTCGCATTTTATTGGA